AGTGGTCGGAGCCCCGAATGCAGAAGTACCTGCGGTAGGTATAGTAGTCGCAGTTGGTGCTGTGGCTGAACTACCACCAAGGGCATTTTGTGTGTTGTATAAACTACTGTCATCACCTGTATAGCTAGGTAAGCCTGCAAAAGGATTACTTATATTCATCTGATCAGCAGTCACATTAATTGCTGTAGGATCTTTAATACTACCTAAAACATTAGCGATTTGATCTTTATATACAGGATTATCCAGATCATTGAGATCAACACCAGCATCTACTAGTTTCTGATTTACTCCTGTAGCATTGGCCAGTTTGTTGTTTTGTAGTGCCTGCACTAATCCAGTAGGTGTGCCAAAGTTTTTAATATCAATATTATTAAACATTGTGCCAGTCGATGCAACAGCAGCACCAGCACCTTTAAAACTACCTATCTGGCTAGTTAATCCACGTTCAACACTGCTGGACATATTAGTGATGCCGGTTCCAAAATCGCTCCATTGACTATTGGCCATAAAGTCAGTCGACTGTCTAAGATTAATACTGTCTTTAACATGATTGTGTGCTTGGCTTAGGAAACTACCAAACCCAGCTTGATTCGGGCTACCGCCAAATCCTAAACTCGATTGAATACTGGTTATAGCATTGTAGGCAATATTGGCGTTAGCTGCAAGTGCAGGATCATCTCCAAAACGAGCTTGATCTAATTTAGTCATTGTTGCTTTGACATTGGCATCTATATCTAATGCTACGTTTTGATTGATACCAATCATAGCCATAGCAGTCGATGGGGTTATACTACCAGATGCTGTGCCCAAGGTAACATGCTGATTCTCTGCGACTACAGAACCTGCTTGTGATGTTACTAGACTTATGTCGTGTTCTGAAGACACAATGTATTTCCTATGTTATAATGCCACCCTTAGTCACAGGTTCGATACCTGTTGTGGTCTTAATGTAGTGATTACGCACATCTTCTATTGTAGGTGCGTGCATCATTACATGTGTTTTACTCAATGCTATAGTCTTATTTAAGTCACTTGTAAATAGACTCTGTAGCAGTCCTAATCCCTGTTGGCTAGGCATAACCGTTGTGGGTTTGCTTAATACAAAACTATCATCTGTTTCTTCAATGACTTTGGCAACTATTTCGTCACCATTAACAATCTTAAAACTTACAATCGTATCTTTATCGTATTTGTTAGTTACTAACACTTAATACTCCTATGCGTTCTTGAATTTGTTCAGCTGACAATTTTGCTAAACCTTGATATCCACCTTCTACAAATAGTTGTTCACCTAAATAGATTTGTGGGGCTGTGCGATGGCCTTGTGCTATCAACCAATCGCGTGCTTCTGAATCTTCATCGATTTTAATTTCTTCGAATGCGAATCCATTAGTTTTTAATAGATGTTTTGCCTTATCGCAAAAAGGGCAATAATTTTTACTATATACCGTTAACATTTTATAACTCCGGTAACTCATTGTAATCGACGTTTTCACCCATAACTCCAATTACATAATTTGTTGATTCATTTTCTTGTAAGGCTGTCTGTTTCTTGCTAGTATCACTATGCTTGTTAAACCATGGTATAGGAGTAGTTTTAGGTGCTGGCTCTTGATACTTAATACCTATCTCTTTAAGTGCGCCTACTGCTGTATAGTCTACAAACTCTTTTAAGATAGCGGCGTTAAGTCCAATCACTGGACCCATTTTAAACAGATAGTCTGCCCAGGCTTTTTCTTCACCGATGACATCAAGATACATTTGATAAACTTCAGCTTCACATTCTGCTTTGATATCTGCAAAGCGTGGATCTTCTTTAACCACTTGATTGATCAAGAAGGCAGTCCACTCTTTGTGTAGCAATTCGTCTTGCAGAATCAAACTGATAATATTACCGTTACCGATGAAGATCTTATTCTCAACCATGGCTAAACTTGTGGCAAAACTTACCATGAAGCGGAATGCTTCTAGGCCATAACTAGCGTGTAGAGCAAGCCATATGGCTTTGATGTGATCACGTTCATCTATCTTATTGCCCATTTCTTTACGACAGTTGATTACGTGTAACTTATCGTAATAGTTGCCAATGGTACTGGCCATGCCCACGATTTCTTCAGTGTCGTGGATTGTATTAAACACATCTTTAGGCACGTTGTAGATGTTGCGGATGATATGGCTGTAACTCTTGCTGTGGATATTAGTTTCAAAGAAACTCCAGTTACTAATCAACGCTTCTAGTTCTGGTAGACTTACCACTGGTCCAAATACCTGATTAGGTGCGCGACCTTGTAAGCTGTCTAAGGCAGTTTGTCTTAACAAGTTACTGGTAAAGATATGTTTAACTGCATCACTGGCATCTTTGAAATCTTGCGAATCTTTAGTCAAGCTAACTTCTTCTGGTTGCCAAAAGAATCCTCTGGCAGTAGTTTCATAATTAGCAATCTTATTATATTTTACTTCTTCAAAGCGTTGGATAGTCACAGGACCGGCTGGATCCAGGAACATCTTACGTTGTAGATAGTTAGTCTTTGTTGATAAATTATATTGTTCTTTACTCATAGTTTACATGCCTCGCAATCCTCGTCATTTTCATCTGGTTGTGCCGCCAACGTTGTTGGTGCGATTTCCGCATCTGCTTTTGCACCTTGTTTGTTAATCAAGCTGTAGTAGAATGTCTTAATCCCCCAAGCATGTGCCTGCATTAAGTTTTTAGCAATCAGTGTACTTGGAACTTTACGATCTGACCAATGTGCCGGATTGTAGAAAGTGTTTGTACTAATACTTTGATCTACATAAGCTGCCAATACAGCCGCAGTTTTCAAATAGCCATCGCAGTCAGTTTGTTCCCACATCAATTGATAACGATTTTTTAATTTATTATATTCTGGTACTACCTGTATAAAGCTACCTGCTTTTGATTCTTTAACGCTGATTAAACTCATTGGCATTTCAATACCGTTAGTTGAACCAATAACCACGCTAGAACTTTCCACTGGAGCGATAGCCATCAGTGTAGCATTACGCACCCCATATGATCTCATGTCGCTACGTAGTTGTTCCCAATCTAATTCACGTGTTGGGGTAAAGTCTGCTAGTTTGTTAACTGCTTTAGCACGATTTTCCCAAGGAAAGTATCCCTTGCCATATCTGGTATGTTCACTGTGTAAGCAAGCTCCACGTTCTTTAGCAAGTTCTACTGTTGCTTCTGTTAAATAGAACGCCTGATGCTCTATCCATGTCTTGACTTCTTGAAGTGCATCTTTCTCACCATAGCGTAGATTCTTTTTAGCATGCCAGTAAGCGAGATTAGTGATGCCAATACCTAGTGGTTGTATTTCATCATTGCTCAACTTACTCTGTATGCTTAAGAAGTCTTGATAGTCTAAGATGTTACATAGGCTACGTTGTAGGATGCGACAAGCACGTCGCATGTCCTCAGGATTGCGGAAAGCACCCCAATTTATACTACCTAGTGTACACAGGGCAATGCGACCAGCAGCGTCATCTAAGCGTTTAAAACTCTTAGTGGGTAGTAGGATCTCGCAACACAGATTACTTTGATAGATGGTATGATATTCTGGATCAAATGGTCCTTGTTTCATTACGTTGTCAATGAACACAAGATAAATTCTACCAGTATCGGTTCTTTCTTTTAGTATGCCACCTTTGAATACTTCTTCAGCACTTAGTACCTTCTTACGCAAACCTCGTTGCTTTTCATACTTAACATACAACTCTTCAAATTGTTTTGTATCTTTATAAAACGCTTCATACAAGTCAGGCACTTCGTTAGGATCAAAGAATGTTATGTTTTCTTTGTTTTTGAATCTACGCCAGAACAAGGCGTTAAGTACAACACCATAATCCATATGACGCACACGAGTTTCTTCAGTGCCTTGATTGTTCTTTAATACGATCAAATCATCAAACTGATGATGCCATATAGGATAGAATACTGTGGCACTAGCATTACGGATACCACCTTGTGAACAACTACGCAAGTCGCCAAACCATTTCTTAAGGAAGGGGATCATGCCTGTGTGCATGATTTCCCCGCCTCGTATAGGACTCCCTAAAGGGCGCAAACGACCTATCTCTAGACCAATACCAGCACGCTTGCTGGCATACTTGGCCATCATCTCTCCACTAGCAAAAATACTGTCTAGGTCATCGTCTGATTTAATTAAAACACACGAACTAAATTGTTTTGTAGGGGTACCTAGGCCGGCGAGAACAGGGGTGGCGAGCGTGAACAATCCATCACTGGCGCAGGTATAATAATCTTTAATATAACGTAATCTTTGTCCGGGATTTTCTTTATGGAATACTGTTGCGGCTGCCACCATATAACGCACCTGTGGCGTTTCATAAATTTGTTTTGTGCTACGATTCTTAACTAGATATTTTTCAATCAGTTGTTCAATGGCAGCGTAACTGTATTCTTCATCTTTAGCATGATCGATAAGTTCTTCCATCTTGTTCCACTCTTCGTCAGTGTACCATTCAAGAAGTTCTTGTGTGTATAATCCTGTAGCTACGTTGGTTTTTACGATTTCTAATAAATGTGGAACTTGATAATCACCGTAGATGTCTTTGCGTAACATGCTTAGGCGTTGCTTGCCTGCTACAAATTGATAATTAGTGTGTCCAACATCTGGGTTGTGTTCTACATCAATTAGATCAACTATAGCACGAAGTGTAATCTCGTCAATTTCACGTGTGCTAATACCATCGTAAAAGTGTGGTTGCGCTTTGATCTCGATCATACTCTGGCTAACATCAGCTATGCCCTGACATACTTTAGCTACCTGTAGTTGCCATTTTGTTAAATCTAGTGGTACGACCTGACCACTGCGCTTCTTGACTTGAATGTTGCTCACTTGAAACCTCTTGTTTTAATATTTGTTTAACTGTAAATCTGTGCTTGAATATTGATAAAGCAGGTGCATCTGCTTTTCTTCTACTTGTTTTGTATTTACTATTTCGTAGGGCCAGTAATTAAGAATATATTTTCCCTGATCCAAATAGGCTACTGTGTAGCGTTCCTTGTCTTTGTAATCATAGTAAACACGCAAATCCATCGCCATATTTCTATGGCTGGTAAAGTATATAGTATACATTATTCCTAATGCTTTTGCAACGTTGCAATAGTAGTTTTCGGCTAACAATGTCCAGGGATCCGGCCATGTGTTTGGATCACTGGGGTCCAAATAATAGGTTACATAAGGAGCACTGCTCCACATAGTATTGAGTTCTTGAACAGCTTGATCTAAAGGTAAATCGCTTAGTTTATGGCGAAAGTCTTTCCACTCTGCTAGCCTGTCATTGACCCGCAGGTTCCAAAAATTCTGCCACATGATCTAGCTCAGATTTTGGAATACGTAGGTTAGTATAGCATTATCGCCAGTATTAGTGGTAGTATAACCTAATACTACTGCGTTGGCATTGCTGCCAAAAGATAAAGTTACACCTGTAACAGCAGTCTCACTGTAGTCATCATCAGAAGCGACACTGCCAGCAAGATTAGTTACTTTGATAGATCCAATCCTGATAGCAGTATTTCTCGTGATATTATAACTGATTATTTGGCTGTCTGTTGATGGTATAGTAATTGCGGCAATATTGGCTGTGGTATTATTTAATAGTGTTAGTGTTTGAGGAGTGAGATTACCTACGATAGATGTTAAGGTAGCTACGTTAGCCGTTAGATTCGCTACGTTAGCTTCTAAGGCAACTAATCCAACATTGATCAATCCAATACTGTATTCTGTTAAGATTTCAGTTACACCAACCATTGGTGCACCTTCTGCTAAGGTACCTTTACCAATGAATAATCGTTGTGTATCAACGCACCAACCAAATTCACCTGTGTCTAATGCTGGTAAATTTTCCTGTAAGCCACTGCGTACCTGTATTTTTGCTACTTCTAAAACAGCCATGTTGTCACCTTAGTTCGTTATCTAGTATTTATGCTAACTTATAATACTGCTCAACTCTATCGAACCAACGATCCATCCAGATCGTCCATTCGTTTCCTGATACCGTCCAAGTTTGGAATTCTGGTCTAGCAAAGGTATTGTCTTCTAATAGTTTAGGTGCTACAGCCATTAGGATCACACCCTGTTTAATGTCTGTGCCATGGACTTCATTGTGTGCGGCAGCATAGGCGCATAATTGAAGGAAATAGTCTTCGATCCACTCGGTTTTCTTGGGTTTATTAGTCTGTTTGTAGTCGATAATCGCCGGGCTACCCTTGTATACTCCGCAGGCATCTGTAGTACCTGCATACAGGCCTGGAACGTATAAGGGCACTTCAATACCCCATACTTCATCCACGTGTTTAAGCCCGTGTTCTACGATCTCTTGGGCCATG